AGAGAGCTTGATAAATTGCTCAAAGCTGCTGCTGTTTATCAATTGCCCGATTTGTCTGTTGTTGGTGAATCTGGTGTTGTGAAACTGGTGGTTCGTGATAAGAAAAATGATACTTCTAATGATTTCTCCGTGGTTGTTGGGGAAACTGACGAAGTGTTTACTTTCAACTTCAAAGTAGAAAACATTAAGATTATTCCTGGATCTTATGAAGTTGTGATTTCTTCTAAACTTTTATCACGATTTAAGAATACTGCTTATGATGTGACTTATTATATTGCATTGGAACCTGATTCTGTTTTTGGATGAACATTTTTGTAACGTCACCTTGGCCTGCTGAAAGTGCTGTATGTCTTCCCGATAAACACATCGTCAAGATGCCTTTGGAGTGCTGTCAGATGCTCTCTATTGTTGCCTCTAAAAAATGGGGTCATAACTACGGCACTCTGCCTAAAACTGACGGCACTCCCTACCGAACTGAAAAGGGTGCGTTTCGTAATCATCCCTGTACCAGGTGGGCAATGGATAGTATCCACAATGCCTATTGGTTAATCAAGTGGGGAATGAACTTGTGTGATGAGTATCAACTACGCTATAATAAGACTCACTCCTGCTACAAGACTCTTGTAGATGCTTATTATCTTTTCCCCAAAGGAAAGATTACAGAAGTGACTCCATTTGCCCGTGCTATGCCCGAAGAATGGAAATATGACGATAGTATTGATACCTTTACTGCTTATAAAAGGTACATTGCTTCAAAATCTTGGGTAAAAGATAATTATCTTCGTATACCTGAGCGTAAACCTAATTGGATTTGATATTTTTGTGAATTTTTTTATTTAAATCATGCTTACAGTTATTGATAATTTTTTGAGTGAGTCATATGCAAATCACATATCTGAAATGATTGACTCTCCGTATCAGGAATGGTTTTTTCAACATAATATTGAAACGCGCATATATCCAAATGATCCGACCAATTATGGATTTAATTTTTGGGTGTGGAATGAAAATTCGGGTGGATTGACTAATACATCATTATCTAAATTTTTATTTCCGCTATTATGTCAGATTAAAGATGCTGCTAATTGTAATAATATTATGAGAGCTCGTCTTGATATGACTACAAATCTTCTAAAACCTAAAAGATATTTCCCCCATGTAGATTTTCCAACATCAAATATAACATCAATATATTACGTTATTGATTCTGATGGAGATACTATTATCTATAATGAAAAAGCAGATTTTAATTCAGAAACAATTTTTCCAACTGAAGAGGGATTAACTGTTAAAGAAAAAATTACTCCTAAAAAAAATAGATTAGTTATTTTTGATGGAAGTTATATTCACACTGGAAATACACCTCAAAAGCATTCGAATAGAATACTTTTGAATAGTAATTATAATTGATTTTTTTTTGTTATTATGAGCAGTGATTTTATCTGGGTTGAAAAATATCGACCCAAGACAATTGAAGATTGTATTCTTCCAGAGAATACTAAAAAAACCTTTCAGGAATTTCTAAATAAAGGTGAAATTCCAAATATGTTGCTTGCTGGTCCGCCAGGAGTTGGTAAGACAACAGTAGCAAAAGCACTATGTAATGAGTTAGGGGTAGATGTTTATGTCATCAATGGATCCGACGAAGGTAGATTCCTTGATACTGTCCGAAACAATGCGAAAAACTTTGCTTCGACCCTATCACTTTCGTCAACTGCTAAACACAAAGTCGTCATCATTGATGAGGCAGACAACACAGGGAATGACGTACAACTCCTCTTACGGGCGTTTATTGAGGAGTTTGCTGGTAACTGCAGATTTATCTTAACATGCAACTATAAGAATAAGATTATTGAGCCTTTGCATTCTCGTTGTGCAGTTATTGAGTTTGGAATCAAAGGAAAAGACAAAGCACGTCTTGCTGGAAATTTTTTCAGAAGATTGCAACAAATTTTAGATCTAGAAAAAGTTGAGTATGATGATAAAGTACTTGCAGAAATTATTAACAAGCACTTCCCAGATTGGAGGAGAGTTCTTAACGAATGTCAGAGATATTCGGTGGGAGGTAAAATTGACTCAGGCATTCTTGCATCTTTCTCAGACATCGCTGTAAATGAACTTGTTAAGAACCTTAAAGAAAAGAACTTTTCTGAGGTACGTAAGTGGGTCGTCAGCAATCTAGACAATGATACTACTGTACTTCTCCGTCGTATTTACGATTCTCTTTACGAAAATCTGGTTCCTGCTTCTATTCCTGCTGCTGTTCTTGTGCTCGCTAAGTATCAGTATCAAGGAGCATTTGTCGCAGACCAAGAAATAAATATGCTTGCTTGTTTGACTGAAGTAATGGTGGAGTGTGAGTTCAAATGAAAAACAAAAAACTCAAAGCATTGATACAAAAACCTTTGAGATTTCATCACCAAGATATTCACGAAGAACTTGATGAACTGAAAAAGCAACATCAGGTCAAATCCAGGTGGTATTATATCTTTTGGGGTGCCTGTGCCGTTGCTGTAGTTGGCGGTCAAATTTATGTTGGGACTGGGTATCGTGAGATGGCAGAAGCAACTAGAGATACTCAAATTGTTGTGAGGTGTGTAAATGGGTCTGCTCAAAATTGATAAGGCATCTCTTTATGATGTTCCTGTAAAAACAACTCCAGAAAATGTAAAAGAAGCAAATGAAGGTTTGTTTCGTGCTAAAATGACCGTTCCTGCTGCCGCAAAGCACTGTGGTATGACGCAGAAAGAAATGAAACTAACTTTTAGAGAGTATTTGAAGTATCATCCTATTGATTATGAAGTCTCTTAAAACACCGTTACGTTACCCGGGCGGTAAGTCCCGTGCATGTGAAAAGATGGGATCTTATTTCCCAGATCTTCGTAACTATGATGAGTTTAGAGAACCATTTCTTGGCGGAGGGAGTGTTGCAATTTATATCACCAAAAAGTATCCTAGCCTAGATATTTGGGTGAATGACTTGTATGAACCTCTTGTAAATTTCTGGCAACAACTTCAAATGTTTGGTCCAGATATGAAAGACAAACTTGTCGATCTTAAATCTAGACATAACAATCCAGAATCCGCAAAAGAATTGTTCCTAACAAGTAAGGAGAAGATCAATGACCAAAGTTTGTCCAGTCTTGATCGTTCTGTGGCTTTCTATATTGTCAATAAGTGCTCTTTCAGTGGTCTCACAGAGAGCTCATCATTTTCAGAACAAGCTTCCCAAAACAACTTCAGTTTGCGAGGGATCGAAAAATTGCCTGCGTATTCTACGTTAATCGAACATTGGCGTATAACTAATTACTCGTATGATTATCTGATGGATGGAAATAAGGGTGCTTTTATGTATCTCGACCCTCCTTATGATATTAAGGATAATCTCTATGGGCATAAGGGATCAATGCACAAAGGATTTGATCACGATAAGTTTGCTGCTGACTGCGATTCTAACGATATGGATCAGTTAGTAAGTTATAACTCCGATCAACTTGTAAAAGACCGTTTTAAGAATTGGAACGCTGCTGAGTTTGATCTGACTTATACGATGCGTTCCGCTGGCGAATATATGCGAGAGCAAAAGAAACGTAAAGAACTACTACTTTTTAATTATGGAATTGAAGGACTGGTTAACCTCGATCAATTTTTCGAAACAGAATCTAATTGATGAAGACCCTTCGCTTGAGAAGGAATATGCTCCATATATTATCAATCGTTGTCTATCTGGACACCTTGATTGTATTTTGTTTGCAAATGAAATGAATCAGCATCATTTTCTTACAAAGAAGATGCAGTATGACTTTTTTATAAATAGTCTGAGGAAAAAGAAGAGATTTTCTCCCTGGATCCGAAAGGATAAAGTCACAGACTTAGAATGTATTAAACAATACTATGGTTATAGTAATGAAAAAGCATCTCAAGCTCTGAAAATTTTATCGAAAGAACAAATTAACTTTATTAAATTGAAACTTGAAGTTGGAGGAACAAAATGACTACTGCTACAGTAGAACCAGAAGTTACTTGGTCACAAGATCAAATGATTGAGGTTATTCTTAATGAACCAGATGATTTTCTAAAAGTTCGTGAGACTTTAACCAGAATCGGAGTAGCATCCCGTAAGGAGAAAAAACTCTATCAATCCTGCCATATTTTGCATAAGCAAGGTAAGTATTATATTGTTCACTTTAAGGAATTGTTTGCCCTTGACGGTAAACATGCAAATCTTACTGTAAATGATGTTCAGCGTCGTAACAGAATTATCAGATTACTTTTTGATTGGGGACTTGTTACTATAGTGAAAGAAAGTGCTGTAACAGATATTGCGCCACTTAATCAAATCAAAGTTCTTGCTTATAAAGAAAAAAATGATTGGGTTTTAGAGCAAAAATACAATATTGGTAAAAAGGGAAAAGCAAAGGATAGTGAGTGATTCTGTTAAAATTATTGATAATTTTTTAACAATAGAATATTTTAATTATATAAGACAAGAAATATTTAACAATAATTTTCCTTGGTATTGCGATACGGTTTTAGAACCACCTTTTCAATTATGTGAAGATAAAGATAATACATTTTTCTGCCATCTTCTTTATATTAATAGAAGATCTAAAAGCAATTATTTTCATATCTTTGAGCAGTTGTTTGATATTTTGGATATTAAATCTTTAATTAGAGTAAAATTAAATTTATACCCTAGAACAAATTTAATAGTTGAGCATGGATACCACCAAGATAATGATTTTTGTGGTAGTAAGAGCGCAATTTTATATCTGAATAGTTCTGATGGTTATACTAAATTTAGAGATTCAAATCAAATTATTGAATCAAAGGAAAATAGAATTATAATTTTTGATCCACAACTTTGGCATACATCAAGTACATGTACTGATACCAGCACAAGAGTAAATCTTAATATTAATTATTTTTAAGATAATAAATATACTTGAGACCTTTCGTGCGGTCTCTACAAAAGTCGGAACACCCTAAAAAGAGGTTCGGTTTTACTGATACCTCTTTTTTTCGTTTCTTATATAATTAGTAATGGATGCCGAAAGGGTCCATAAAACACAAACTCGCTTTTAAAGGAGCTACCATAATGACTAACCTCACAAGGTATACTGCTGCGGATCTTCCTACCCTGATGGAACGAATCACGCGCAATAGTATTGGACTGGATGAATACTTTGATCGTATCTTTAGTCTTCACGAAACAACTTCAAATTATCCTCCATTCAATTTAGTTCAAGTCAGTAATGTAGAGTCAAGACTTGAACTTGCACTTGCTGGATTTAAAAAGAAAGAAGTCTATGTCTACACTCAAGACGGCAAACTTTTTGTTGAAGGGCAAAAAGAAGATAAAGAAACTGATACCAGGTATGTCCACAAAGGTCTGGCTCAACGGTCATTTACACGTTCCTGGACACTCTCTGACGACACGGAAGTTAGATCAGTTGATTTTGAGGATGGGCTTCTGACTATTACTCTTGGACGAATTGTTCCAGATCATCATAAGAGGAAAGACTATCTCTAAATAATTAAAAAACAAATGAAATCTTTCGACGAATTTCAAAAAATTGCATATAGAGGTGCAATTCCACACACTGTTTATTCTCAGGGAAAATCTAAAAAAATTCCAAAAGGAAAAGCAGTTCCAATAAGAAGTCATTCAAGTTCTGGTGGTAATGGAAATGGTGGCGATGGTGGTGGAGGAGACGGTGGCGAATAAATAATTCTGAATATCGTCGGCGCGAGGAGTTCCTGGCAAAATCCAGGTTGACTCCTCCATTTTTTTGTGATATACTAAGTAGAGGTATGTACGATCTATGACTGTAAAGTTGTCCGTTTTAAAATCTGGAGAAAGACTAATTGCGGATATAAAAGAAGCAATTGTTGACGATAAACCAGTAAGTTATATTTTAGAAAATCCTTGTTTAGTTTCTATTGAAAACAGGCAATATAAAATTTCTGATGGTGATGATGAAAATGTAGAAACTAAAATTGGAATCTCTCTTTATCCTTGGCCTACTTTTTCTAAGGATAAAGTTGTACCAATTCCTCTTGACTGGATGGTTACTATAGTTGAACCAACTGAAGATCTTAAAACAATGTATGAAAGGGATGTTTTAATTCATGGAAGACAAGAAACTCAAAATACTAGTTCTCCAGAACAAGATGATTCTTCTAACTCAGATTGAAGAAATCGGAGCTGATATTGGAGAACCAGATTGTAAACTTACAGAACCATATTTGGTTAAAGATTCTCCTATCGAAGGAGCATTCCCAACCATAGAACCATGGTTGGTATCATATACGGATCAGAATACTTTTATGCTTCATTCTGATAAAATTTTGACTATTACTGATCCAAATTCTAGACTTTTGAACCTTTATAAAGATCTGACTAAATAATGAGATTTTACACCAATGTGCAAATGATCGGAAACAAGTTTCTGGTCCGTGGTTATGAAAATGGTCAACATGTAATGTTTAAGGAGGAATATCATCCAACTTTATTTGTAAAATCTTCAAGAAACACAAAATATAGAACTCTTAATGGGGAATGTGTAGATCCAATTAACCCTGGATACGTTTCTGATTGTAGAGAATTTTATAAAAAATATGATGGTGTAGAAGGATTTAAGATCTACGGTAATGATAGGTATATTTGTCAGTACATTTCTGATAAGTATCCCGAGGAAGAAATTAAATTTGATATTAATAAAATTAAGTTAATTACAGTAGATATTGAGGTTTCTGCCGAACAAGGATTTCCCGATGCAAATTCATGTTCAGAAGAAATTTTGACTATTACCATTCAAGATTATTCTACTAAAAATATTGTTACTTGGGGAGTCAAGCCATTTAATAATACTCAGGCAAATGTAAAGTACATTTGTTGTGATAGTGAAAGAAACCTTCTTTTAAGTTTTCTTAATTTTTGGATGGAAAACACTCCAGAAGTAATTACTGGATGGAATATTCAACTCTACGATATCCCATATATTTGTGGAAGACTTTATAGAGTTTTGGGTGAGAAGACGATGAAGAAATTTTCTCCTTGGGGATTGGTTACCGAAGGGGAAGTTTACATCAATGGTAGAAGGCATACGACATATGATGTTGGTGGTATCACTCAATTAGATTATCTTGATTTATATAAAAAGTTTACATACAAAGCTCAAGAATCTTATCGCCTTGATTATATTGCCGAAGTTGAACTTGGTCAGAAAAAATTAGATCACTCTGAGTTTGATACGTTTAAAGATTTTTATACTAATGGGTGGCAAAAATTTGTTGAATATAACATTCGAGACGTAGAACTTGTAGATCGTTTAGAAGATAAAATGAAGCTCATCGAACTAGCCATTACCATGGCTTTTGATGCTAAGTTGAATTTTAGTGATGTGTTCTATCAAGTTAGAATGTGGGATAATATTATCTACAACTATTTGAAAAAGAGGAACATTGTTATTCCTCCTAAGGTTAGGTCTGCAAAAGATGAAAAATATGCTGGAGCATATGTAAAAGAACCAAAACCTGGTGTTTATGATTGGGTTGTTAATTTTGACCTCAATTCTCTATATCCACATCTCATTATGATGTACAATGTTTCTCCAGAAACCTTAATTGACGATAAACATCCAACAATCAGTGTAGATAAAATTCTTAATCGAGAATTGACTTTTGAGATGTATAAGGATTATGCAGTATGTGCAAATGGGGCAATGTTTCGCAAGGACGTTCGCGGATTTCTTCCAGAACTAATGGAAAAAATGTACAATGAACGAGTCATCTTTAAGAAAAAGATGATCGAGGCAAAAAAACAATACGAAAAAACTCCTACAAAAAATCTTGAAAAAGAAATTGCTCGGTGCAATAATATTCAAATGGCGAAAAAGATTTCTTTGAATTCTGCTTATGGTGCTATTGGAAATCAATATTTTCGGTATTATAAACTTGAAAACGCAGAGGCAATCACTCTTTCGGGTCAGGTAGCGATTCGGTGGATTGAAAATAAGATGAATACTTATCTGAATAAAATTCTTAAAACTGACGGAGTAGATTATGTTATTGCTTCTGATACCGATTCCATTTATCTTAATATGGGTCCTTTGGTTGAAACTGTATACAAGGGAAGAGAGAAAACTACTGAAAGCGTTGTTTCGTTCCTTGATAAGGTCGCTAAAGTGGAACTTGAAAAGCATATTGAAGGTTGCTACCAAGAACTGGCGGACTATGTGAATGCCTATGACCAGAAGATGCAGATGAAGCGCGAGAACATTGCTGAGCGTGGAATCTGGACTGCTAAGAAGCGTTATATTCTTAATGTTTGGGATAGTGAGGGTGTTCTTTATGAAGAACCTAAACTTAAGATGATGGGTATTGAGGCAGTTAAATCTTCTACACCAGCACCTTGTCGCAAAATGATTAAGGATGGGTTAAAATTGATGATGAACGGCACTGAAGATGATGTAATTAATTTCATAGATAAGTGTCGTGAAGAATTTAAAAATCTTCGCCCAGAGGAAGTAGCTTTTCCTAGGACTGCATCAGACGTTCAAAAGTATTCCTCTACTTCGAACATTTATGCGCCCAAAACTCCTATCCAAGTTCGTGGAGCACTTCTTTTTAATCATTACATTAAACAAAATAAACTTACGAACAAATATTCTTTAATTCAAAATGGGGAGAAGGTTAAATTTATTTTTCTAAAAAAACCAAATCCTATACATGAAAATGTAATTTCTTTTATTCAAGATTTTCCTAAAGAGCTTAATCTTGACAAATATATAGATTATGACTTACAATTTGAGAAAAGTTTTGTAGAACCTCTAAAAGCAATCTTGGATGCAATTGGATGGAAAGTTGAAAAAACGTCGAATTTGGATTCTTTCTTTGTATGATTCTTAATTTATTTTCTAATCAAATATGGAAAGTCAATCTGAATATAGAAAAAGAATTTGGGGATAATCTATTAAATCAAATAAATCTAGATTACAAAAAAAATCAGAAAATTAAAAAACCAGATTGGAACTGTAATGTTTATACAACAATTGATAGTAATAATAATATCGATTATTCTGGGTTACTCTATCAATTTAAAAATGAATATATAAAATTTTCAGAGAAAAATAATTTAAATGCTCATAATTTTTGTATAAAAAATATATGGTATAATTATTATTTGAAAAATTCCAATCAAGAAATTCATGATCATATTGATAATAACTGTTTTTATAGTGGAGTTTTCTTTTTAAAAATAAATGATAAACATCCGCCAATAACTTTTTATAATTATACAAATGCTCATTTATTTTATTCTTCAAATACTTTGTTAAGGCAGGCTTATAAAAAAGAGAGTATAGATCACTCTGTTGTTTATCCATATTTTACTTTGGATATTAAAGAAAATGATTTTATAATTTTTCCCTCATATCTACCTCATGGAGTATTTGTTCAAAGAACAGATGAACCAAGAATTACAATAAGTATGAATTTTACCCTGGAGAATACTAATGATTAAAGTTAAATATCAACTTAGAGAATTTTCAAATACTGTTTTTTTCAAATTCTTTAAAACTAAAGAACAGGTAGAGATTTTTAAGTCTCAACATCCACATTATGAATTTGAGTGATTTATGGATTTGCCTATTAATGACGACGAACTGAATACAATTGTAAAAGCACTTGGTTTTGGTGGAGATGCTGCTCTCTATCACAAACTTAAGTTGGTTAAAGATCTTAGAGAACAAGGTTTACCTTATAAAAAAATTCTTCGTGAAGAGTATGGGATGGTTGTATAATGTCTACTATTTCTTTGGATGTTTATAGAGAAATAAAATCAAACCCACAAACAGCTTTTCTTGGTATTAATGAATTTGACCCACGAGGTATTATTTCGTGGAAAGAAGTTGAAAATTATTTAAATAATCCTTATCTTTATGGAAAACATCAAATTTTTATCATAGATAATGAAAAAGTTAAACCATTAGAAGAAAAAATATATCCATGGTCTGATGTTTCTAGATTTTCTTCTAGAGAAATATTTGAATATATAAATTCTGGAAAAGCATTCTATTGCAGTAATTTTAATAAATTCAATAATACGTGTAATTCTTTATCTGCAGAAGTATATGAAAATATTCCAGATATAAATTTAGATTTTCATGTTTATGGTGGATTAAAAAAGTCTGCAGAATCTTTTTCAGTTCATAGAGATTATTCAAACAATATAATTCTTCAAATAGATGGAGAATCTCATTGGAAAGTATATAATGCAGATTCTTCTATAGAGGAAAGACATTTGTGTTCTGATGACCGCTTACAATTGTTAATTGACTATACATTAAAACCTGGAGATTTGCTTTACATACCTTCAGGAAATTTTCATAAATGTTGTCCACTTTCAAAAAGATTATCTATAAGTATTTGTTTTATTAATAAAGAAAAAAATAGATTTATTGATACTAATTGGTATTATTTCAATGCTTAAAATATTTCAATTGTTGCAATTAAATCTAAGAGGATATATAATTGTTGATATGGGTCTAAAAACATCGGAACAAGAAAATAGAAGAATTAACTACACATTTTTATTTGAATAATATGGATTTTCTTAAAGATATCGTAAAAGAAATCGGTGGTGAGTATACGCAACTTGCTTCCGACATTGATGAGACTGAAAAGTATGTTGATACAGGTTCGTACATCTTTAATGCACTGGTTTCAGGTAGCATATTTGGTGGTGTATCTGGGAATAAAATTACTGCTATTGCTGGAGAGTCTAGTACTGGAAAGACTTTCTTCTCTCTCGCTGTGGTTAAGAATTTTCTTGATACTCACCCCGATGGTTATTGTCTCTACTTTGATACTGAAGCCGCTATCACCAAATCTCTCGTAGAATCTCGTGGAATTGATACTTCTCGTCTTGTTGTTGTTAATGTTGTTACAGTGGAGGAGTTTCGTAGTAAAGCACTCAAAGCGGTAGATCTATACTTAAAAAAACCTGAAGGAGAACGCAAACCTTGCATGTTTGTGTTAGACTCTTTAGGAATGCTTTCAACTGAAAAGGAAATCACTGATGCACTGAATGATAAGCAAGTTCGTGATATGACAAAATCTCAACTTGTAAAAGGTGCTTTTAGAATGCTCACACTTAAATTAGGACAGGCAAATGTTCCACTCTTGGTCACAAATCATACATACGATGTCATCGGAGCTTACGTACCAACGAAAGAAATGGGAGGAGGTTCTGGACTCAAGTACGCAGCAAGCACGATCATTTATCTCAGCAAAAAGAAAGAGAAGGATGGAACAGAAGTGGTCGGCAATATTATCAAAGCTAAGACTGCTAAATCGCGTTTGAGTAAGGAGAACAAAAATGTTGAAGTCCGTCTTTATTATGATGAGCGCGGTCTTGATCGTTACTATGGTCTTCTGGAACTTGGTGAGATTGGTGGACTCTGGAAGAATGTAGCAGGACGTTATGAGATTGATGGTAAAAAAATCTATGGAAAACAAATTCTAGCAAATCCTGAAGAATATTTCACCGAAGATGTGATGCAAAAACTTGATGAGATTGCTAAGAAGGAGTTTAGTTATGGTGGGTAATTGTGAATTTATTTCTGCTCCTTTATTTCCAGTCCCGATTGGAATATACAATTTTGGGGAAAATAATCATAATTTGAATGTTTCTCTTGTAGAAGATATTTTTAAAGAAATTAAATCTGATAAAGCAGGAGAAGATCATAGCAATGTTGGTGGGTGGCACAGTAAACCAGACTTAGAGAAAAAATATAAAAGTTTTACTGATCTATCTTCTATTCTAACAGATTGTGGAAATCACTATTGCGAAACTTACGGATATAAAAATGGATTAATCTGTTCTGATCTGTGGGCAAATATTAACAAGACAGGAGATTTTAATTTTCTCCATCATCATGGAACAACCTCCCTTGCAGGAGTTTATTATCCGATAGAATCAGTAGTTGGAGAAGAATGGAATTTTCACTACACTGCTGGAAACCCTCTTAGGGCAGGAACTTGGAATAATATAGATGGAGGTTCTTTAGTATTTCAAGATCCCTCTTATGGTAAAAAAGTTCAACTATTGACTGATAAACCAACACCGTATAATATAGATTTCTATCATTTATATCCATCCCCTTCAATATTAGTTTTATTTCCTACCTATCTTCTTCATATGGTGCTTCCTTTTAGGGAAGAAAAAACAAGGTTGAGTATTTCTTTTTCTTTTAAATATGGACAAAGTTGAGTTTTTAATCCTTCGCAATTTACTTTATAATGAAAAATACGCAAGAAAAGTAATACCTTTTATTAAGGATGAATACTTTGAAGATAACAATCAAAGAATAGTATTTCAAGAAATT